GGGAAGAGTATCAGGACAAGTTCTTAAAGTTTGTAAAGCATGTCTGGCCTTCATTTATTGCTGGTGATCATCACAAGATTTTTGGTGATAAGCTGGAGCGTGTAGCGAGGGGCGAGTTAAAGCGTTTAATCGTTAACATGCCGCCGCGTCATACGAAGTCCGAGTTTGCTAGTTATTTATTTCCTGCGTGGGTTATGGGGCAGAAGCCTCAGACAAAGATTATTCAGGCAACGCACACGGCGGAGTTGGCTGTAGGTTTTGGTCGTAAGGTCAAGAACCTTTTGGACAGTGATATTTACCGTGATGTTTTTCCTGACATACAGTTAGCTAGAGATGCGAAGGCCAGTGGTCGTTGGTCTACGGATATGGGTGGGGAGTATTACGCTGTTGGTGTAGGCGGTGCGCTTGCTGGTCGTGGTGCTGATCTTTGTATTATTGACGATCCTGTATCAGAGCAGGATGCGTTATCACCAGCCGCGCTGGATAATATTTACGAATGGTACACATCAGGACCGAGACAGCGACTACAGCCGGGCGGCGCGATCATCATTGTGATGACGCGGTGGAGCATCAGGGATTTGACAGCGAAGGTTTTGCAGAAGCAGGCCGAGGGCGGAGCGGATCAGTGGGAAGTTGTGGAGTTCCCAGCGATATTTCCAGAAACAGACAACGTGTTGTGGCCCGAATTTTGGAGCAGGGAAGAGCTAGACGGCGTTAGGGCTTCTATACCTGTAGCCAAGTGGAACGCACAGTATCTTCAGAATCCTACTGCTGAAGAGGGTGCGATTATCAAAAGGGAGTGGTGGAATGTTTGGGATCATGATGATCCACCTGTCGTTGATTACATCATCCAGTCGTATGACACGGCGTTCACAAAAAGCGAGAGGGCCGATTATTCGGCTATTACGACTTGGGGTGTGTTTCATCCTGACGAGGGTGATGAGGCTGCGATCATATTGCTGGACGCTGAAAAGGGTCGATGGGAGTTTCCAGAGCTTAAAGACGCGGCAATGCGCTTGTATGAGGAATTTGAACCAGACATGGTGTTGATAGAGCAAAAGGCATCTGGAACGCCGTTAACGCAGGATTTGCGTAAGATGGGCATTCCTGTGTCTGGATTTACGCCGGGGCGTGGTGCAGACAAGTTTTCTCGTATGAACGCTTGTTCACCTGTGTTTGAGTCAGGTATGGTTTACGCTCCAGAGACTAGATGGGCAGAAGAAGTCATTGAGGAATGTGCGTCATTTCCCAATGGAGAACATGATGACTTGGCGGATTCAATGACACAGGCTATACTGCGTTTTAGGCAGGGTAGTTTTATACGCACCCGTTCAGACGAACAAGATGATGATTTTGCAAATTACAAGCGTAGCAGGGAGTATTACTAATGTCTGGTGAAAAACCTTTTAAAAAGAACAGAGAGTATTTAGGCAAAGCCTTTCAGAAAAACCCGGGGAACGTCTTTAAAAAGAGTGGCACGATTGCTGATATTCTAAGAATATTTCAGGGTCAGACACCTCCGTTTAAAAAAATGAAAGATGGTGGTGCAGTTTCAAAAGGTCGTGGCAACAAATTTAAAGGAGTATTCTAATGGCTGATGAGGACAAGAAATTTAGGCACCCAGCAGGTGTGGCTATACGGAAAGGCTTGGATGCTATTCGTTATAAGCGTTCTGATGAGGGCAAGGCAGAGAAAAAAGCTCGTAAGGAGCATAACAAAAAATTTGGTCCTACCGATAAAAAGACTAAAAGAAAGCTTCGTAGTGACGCTAAAAAGTCTGATGCTGCAAAAGGTGCGACTATGCGAGAAAGAGACTCTTACTCTTATTATGAAGAGATGAAAAAAGGCGGCGCTGCATTCCCTGATCTAACAGGTGACGGTAAGGTTACGCAAAAGGACATTCTTAAAGGTCGTGGCGTTACGGGTTTTGAAGAAGGTGGAAGCACTACTTCCGATGCCGATTCAAAAAAAATTAAAAAGATACTTCCAAAGCTTTTTGTTCCGGGGGAAAGCGGTATTTCAGATGCCGATTCAAAAAAGCTTATAAAGAATCTTCCGATCCGAGGGGAAAGCGGAAAAAATATTTCCAATGCCGATTTGAAAAAACTCATGAAGCCAGCAGGCTTTGAAGAAGGCGGCGCAGTTCGTGGCATGGGCAGGGCTTATATGGGTCCGCCCAAAAAATTTAAGATAAGGTGATGTTGTTTGATTTTGGTGTTATAGTGCGAGAGAGGCTGGCTTATGGCTATGCGGTCATGATTGATGCCCTTCTCGTGATTGCGCCGAAGTCAGCCTCACCCAAAAAAAGGATTAGATATGGCTATTGAAAAAGGACTAGGGGCTACAGGTGATATTCCAATCCCCGAAGAGGCTATTCAGGCTTCTATTGATGTAATAGAACTGCCAGAAATGCCCGGTGTAGCTGAAATGGACGATGGTTCAGCTATTGTTGGGGAGCTTTTAGAGCAAGATCCTATGGCTGCACAGGATGTTCCTTTTGATGCAAACTTAGCCGAATTTGTTGATGATTCAGAGTTAACAAGAATTTCATCTGATCTTGTTAATGAAATCGAAGAAGATATGTCTTCTCGCCAAGACTGGGAAGACACATACAAGCGAGGCATTGAGCTTCTGGGCATGAACTACGAAGAGCGTAGCCAGCCTTTTGAGGGAGCTTCTGGCGTTGTGCATCCTTTGCTTGCCGAGTCTGTCACACAATTCCAAGCCCAAGCCTATCGTGAGATGCTGCCAGCGGGTGGCCCTGTTCGCACACAGGTTATGGGTGCCGATACTCCAGACATTGCTTTGCAGGCGCAGCGTGTCAAAGATTATATGAACTACATGATTACCTACGAGATGGAAGAGTATGATCCTGAAACAGATCAGATGCTTTTCTATTTACCGATTATTGGTTCTACGTTTAAGAAAATTTACTTTGATCCTTTGCTTCAACGTGCAGTTAGCAAGTTTGTGCATGCTGAAGATCTTGTTGTTCCTTACGGAGCGACAGATTTACTGACATCTCCTCGCACAACTCATGTTATCCGTATGGATAAGAATGAAGTATTAAAGCTCCAACTCTCCGGCTTCTATCGTGAGACAGATATTGATGGCAATATGGAGTCTGATGATTATAGCGAAATTCAGGAGACTGTTGACAAGGCTCAAGGCGTACAAATGTCTGGGTCTGGCTCTGAAGAGGTAACTCTTTACGAAGTTCATACATCTCTTGACCTTGAAGGCTTTGAGGATATGAAGGCAGACGGTGAAATGAGCGGTTTAAAGCTGCCTTACATCGTGACAATTGTTGAATCCACAGGCGAAATTTTGTCTTTGCGTAGAAATTACTCTCAAGATGACCCTATGATGCGTCAAAATCAGTATTTTGTGCATTATAAGTTCCTTCCGGGCTTGGGTTTCTATGGATTTGGCCTTACGCACATGATTGGCGGCTTATCTCAAGCCTCTACAAGCATTTTACGGCAGTTAATTGACGCTGGTACGCTTTCTAACCTTCCTGCTGGCTTTAAAGCTCGTGGCGCTCGTATTCGTGATGAAGATGAGCCTCTGCAACCCGGTGAATTTCGTGATATTGACGCTGCTGGGATGGATATTCGCCAATCTCTCATGCCTTTGCCGTTTAAAGAGCCTTCACAGACCCTGTATAGCTTATTAGGCTCCCTAATTGAGTCAGGGAGGCGCTTTGCGTCTATGGCTGACGCGAAGGTAGGCGAAATGAGTGGGGAGTCGCCTGTAGGGACTACAATGGCGATTATGGAGCGTGGCACGAAGGTTATGTCCGCAATTCATAAAAGGCTTCATTATTCACAGAAGATTGAATTTAAGCTTTTAGCCAACATATTTGCCCGTAACATGGCTTCCATGTACCCATATGCGGTTCCGGGTGCGCCTCCAGAGATTAAACAGCAGGACTTTGATGACCGCATTGATGTTTTGCCTGTTTCAGATCCCAACATCTTTTCTATGTCGCAGCGCATTGCTTTAGCGCAAACACAGTTACAGCTTGCTCAATCAAACCCTGAAATTCATGGTGGTCCGCAAGGTCTTTATCAGGCGTACAGAAAGATGTACGAAGCTCTTGGTGTAACAAACATTGACAGTGTTTTGCCTGTTCCGCCACAGCCTCAACCGATGAACCCTGCAAAAGAAAACCAAGAAGCTTTGCGGAATCAGCGATTGCAGGCGTTCCCAGAACAGAACCATGCGGCTCATATTGAGGCTCATTTAGC